ATTGAAAAGATAATGGAAATCAAAGATCGTATTCGAGAAATTAATGAAACAATCAAAGAATTAAAAGACAAGAAAAATAATTATTTTTTAGATAATTCTAAATATATATTCGAATATTTTGAAAACAAGAAAAATATTGAAAATGTTGAAAATAATGGTAATAGCACCAATGTAAATATAATTCCTACATCTAAGAGTCAAGCATTATTCAACTTTTTTAAAATTCAGTGCATAGAGCCAGAACAAACTGGCACTGAAAATCAGAACAAAAATATTGTTCAAAAATATTTGTCCAATATCGATGAATCGTTTCTTGATATGAATGCATTTATAAGAGTTACTGATATTTGTCAGAGTTGTTATAAGGGTGAATTGATTCCACTCGATGACGAGGGTGTTTTAATTTGCAATGAATGTGCTGTTAGTATACCATACTTAATAGAGAATGAAAAACCATCTTACAAGGAACCACCAAAGGAGGTGTGTTTCTATGCTTATAAGAAAATTAACCATTTTAAGGAGATTTTGGCTCAATTTCAGGGTAAAGAAACTACACAAATTCCAGATGACGTTATTGAACAGATTCAACAACAAATCAAAAAGGAGCGTATACAATTAGAACAACTAACACATTATAAGACAAAAGAGATTTTGAAGAAGCTTGGCTTTAATAAATATTATGAGCACATTGCATTTATTAAAAATAAGTTAGGAATAAAACCGCCTGTTTTTAGTCCAGAATTAGAAGAAACACTTTGTAATCTGTTTATGGAGATTCAATCACCTTATGCAAAGACGTGTCCTGATTATCGAGTTAACTTTTTGAACTATTACTATGTTCTTTATAAGTTCTGTGAACTTTTGGGAGAAGACCAGTTTTTGGAAGATATTCCAATGTTGAAAGATAGAGAGAAATTGATTGAGCAAGATGAGACTTGGAAGAAGATGTGTATTGAATTGGATTGGGAGTTTATTGCGACTGTGTAATGCTTTCAGAACGCTTTATAAATTACATATTACTGTATTTCGGTCTTATAGTCTTGCCTAATTTTCCATATCCAGGACCTTTTGTATAAGAGAGAGGATGACGATTGTCACCATGTCTCCGTGTCTTTGCCAAATCACCATATCCGGGTCCTCGGGTAACTGATAGAGGATGACGATTGTCACCGTGTCTTCGTGTCTTTGCCATTGGGTTAGACCTAGAACCAGATGATCCTGAAGAACTAGAAGATGACCTTGACCTAGACTTAGACTTTGACCTCGATTTAGATTTTGGAGATTTTGACCTAGACCTAGATTTAGATCTTGGAGAAACTGCCAAATCGGCTAATGTTAGTTTACCTTTATCCATAATATATATTTATTGAGAAAATATATATTCAACAAATATAAAGCTTATTTGCCTAGGATATATAAAAATGGCTGATACCAATACTAATACCAATAATAATAATATCAAACCTACTGAACCTAATCTTCAATCAATTATGAAGAAGATTGAAACTGATGTTAATCCAAAGACGATGCAAGAAGGAATAGCATTATTGAATAATCCAGATGCTTTAGTTGGCAGATTGCAAGCAGGCGCTGATATGTTTAAGGAACAAACAGGACGCAATATGACTTACTCGGAGATGCGACAAATGTTTGGATAATAAATAATAAATAATAAATAATAAATAATATTTAATTAATTATTTATAATTACACCAATTAGTTAGTTTCGGTACCACCTTTTCCGCTTCGCTTATAAAGGTGGTAAAAGGTGGATTTTAGAGTCCGCCAGGGAACCCAACCAAGTTGGCACCAATACCGAATCCGGCACCAGTGCGTGCAGATACACCCATACTAGGAATGTATGTGTCCAAGATGGCGAAAGTAGCAGCAGCAGTTAATGCAAGCAGAATAATCTCCTCCATATTCAAAGACTTCTTGGGAATAGCGAAGGCAGCAATAGCAACCATCAGACCCTCAATCAAGTACTTAACAATTCTCTTAACAAGTTCAGCGACATTAAACATAGCCATTCTATATAAATAAAAAAGAAAAAAATAAGAATTTATTTGTGAAATATTAATTAAATAATAATTATGCAAATTAAAACTTAAAACGAATAACTAAATAAATATATAATGAGTGGAAAATCTAAATCGAATGTTGCCAAAAAGTTGGCATTTGAACGAAAGTTAAGAAAGGATGGTTCTGAGAACCCTAAATATGTAGACCTTTTGGAACTAGATAAGCCCATCGCAGGTCAACAATTTGGTTGTTTTTCATTTATTACTCCCGAGAAGATTTTGAAGCAGAAGGAAATGTTCTTTTTTGAATCATTCCTAAAGAAGTGGGAATTCACGAAATCAATGGAGAAGTTTCACCAATTTCTAAATTTTGTATCATTTAAGTACAAGTTGAACTTTGAGGATGTGATAAAGGATTTCGAGGGATTTGTTAAGGAGGAGAGAGATAATATTATTAGCTCTTCTATTGAGGACGACTACAAGACATTCTTGGATAAGAATGAGGAGGAGATGGAGAAGCAGTTCAATATCAAGCACAACTTCCAGACTTCTGTAAGAGGCTTCAAGTCTAGAGGTAATTTTGCAACTCAAGAGGAGGCTGAAATGCGTGCCAAGTTGTTGCGAGAAACCGACTCCAGTTTCGACGTCTTTGTTGGTCCTGTTGGTCAGTGGCTGTGCTGGGACCCTGAGGCTTATAAAACGGGTCGTGTTGAGTATATGGAGGAGGAGCTTAACCAGTTGGCTCAGGAGAAGCAGAAGAATGAGTCGGTCGCCAAGACTGCATTCGAGCAGCGTGTCAAGGAGACCAAGCAGAAGGCAATTGATGACAATAAGAAGAATGCTGAGAAGCACGGTAGTACTATTACTCAGGATATTGACAAGGATGGTAACCTAATTGGTGCCGAAGATGCCAAGTTTTCTAAGAATGATGCAATTTCAGCTGCTGATATTCGCAGTGAGTTATTTGATGGCGACAATATTGTTATTGGTCAATCAGATTATGGTAGGTCTGAGTTGCTCAGTGGTCCTTTTGCTATAAAGAAGGAATCTGATGCTGATAGTATGGAAAGAGTTGATTAAAACACGATTTATTTTTGACTTTGATGCGTTATTTAGGAACTGAATTTAAATAAAATATAAGAATTTTGATTTTATATTTTATATTTTATATTTTATATTTTATATTTTATATTTTATATTGTAATATTTTAAATGAGTGATAACAATACAAACAACGACGACACTACAAACACTAATGCTGATAAAAATACTAAAACACAGAAACCACAACTATATGAGGATGCCTGCATTTTTGGCAATTTCTTTGGACTTGTACCAGACACGTATGTAAAATACTTTAATCTATTTGCTCTGCAGATTACTTGCACACTTATTTTTGCTATAATTTATTACATTTTGTTAGTTGACTTTGATAAAAATTTTTTTATACAATCAGGATTTCCAAGAAGCCAGTTTATTAATCATAAAATGTGGATTGCCTTAATTATGTCAATTAATTTTCAGACGACCACTGCATATGTTGACATTAAATGCAAGACGTTTTTGTCTAGAGCTATTATTACTCTACAAATAGTATCCACATTTGCCATTACATTTTTGTTCCTTTTGTAAATTTTATTATGTATTTTTTATTCTATAACATAGAATCTTGCTTATCTTTAAGGTTAAGCAGTTTTTCATCATTTGTTCTTGCTTTACCTAAATGTAAAGCAAGATTTTATAATAGGATACTCTTCAAGTTGATTTAAACTGCTTATATATTTTGAAAGCGCTTTTTATAAAAGCGTGTTACCACTTTGACTTTTTAACTGCAATTTTTGGCCCTTGTCCACGTTTCTTCACATTATTTGGGTCATATTGTTCGTCCTCTTCATCATCATTGATGGATTTGGATAGCTCCCAGAACTCCTTGGAGCCCAATCTGAAGTCATTATGTGCATCTGCTTTGTACCAGAACACTTGGTCTTGCAGTTTGTTAGATTTGGCGTTGTTATTTATCACTAGGCATTCATAATTCTCAGTACATTGATCCATCACTTGGCAAAATGACTCCAATGTGGGGAACATACCTGCATAATTCTCGTAAATTCGCTTTCTATTGGCAATATATGGCTCTCTTAAAATAAAAACGTAATCAATGTTAGTTCTTAGCGTTGGTGGAATGCCCAATGGATATTGCATTGTGATGATTAACATCACCTTCCAATGTCGACCGTTCATAAAGAGAAGTCGCATCATCTTATCTCTTGCCCACGTGTTGTCATATAAACAATCATCTAAAATCACAAAGGTACGGGGGTCAATTGTACTGCGTTTAAATTGCTCCATTTCCTTCTTAATCTGCTTCAAAACTTGCCGTTGTCGCTTCAAAATGTTCTCAATGATTGCAGTATTGTATTCATTGTGAATGAACAATTTGGGAACCAATGCACCATAAAAACCGTTACCTTCTTCAGTTCCAGATATAACAGTGCCAATCGGAATACTTTGTTGATAATATAGAAGATCCCTCACCAAAAATGATTTACCAGTATCACGACGACCGATTAAAACCACAACAGGACCCTTGGATTCATTAGGCTTGAAACTAATACTTTTCATATCAAAACGCTTTAGTTCTAAATTCATTATATTAATACACCTATAAAAGTTTTTTTAATTTAAACGCCCTTCAACCTTTTCTGCTTCGCTTATAAAAGGTTTTGCGAAGCTAAGAGCCAAACCTTATTATTTGGATATTTATTGTTTCTAATTAGAATCTTTGGCTCTTAGCTTCGCAAAATCTTTCTTAAAGATAGAAAAGTTTAGGAACAAATGAGTTAAATATTTCTAATATTAATATTTTAAATAGCTAATGACAACAATGTTTAGTGTTAATTATCAAAAGAGGAAGAATATAAACCTCTTTTCAAAGTTTCAAACTAACAAGAAAACTAACCTGTCAAATGTGCAGAACTATATTCCAATTTATGACCGTTTCTTCTCATTAAATAATACAAATTACAACTCGATTAATTTGAATCATTTATGGTCATTATCAGACATTAAAGAGAAAGATGGTGAAAAATCTGAGAACATATTCAATTGCAAATTGAAGAATATTTCAGACATTGAAGACTTTACAATGACTCAGAAGGTGTTCTTCAAAATGGCTCCTTTGCTAGATCCCTTCAAATACATTGTTGGTAAATACAATCACACAGATGA